ATGTCCACTCGTGCCCGCCAATGGAGTCCGCGTACTGCGCGGATAGCAGGTCCGACCCACCCGGCGTGGTCCCCACCGTGACGTAAACTCCCTCCACCCCCTCGCCCGGTGACGAGAACTGCGCGACGATGTCGAGCTTGAGCTTCATGCTCACCGCGGCGGTCACCACCGACTGCCGGACGTACCCCGACTGCTTGATCTTCGCAGCCTTCAACGTCGACCACGTGGTGTTGCTGATCGTCCACGACGTGAGGTCGGCGTTGAACCCTCCGTTGGCGATGAGATCCGCGGTGGTCAGCGCCAAGGCGCCGGCCGAGTCGTAGACCCGCAGGGCCGAGTCGGTGAGCTCCACGATGACCCGGTCAAGCGTGGAGGTCTTGAACTCGAAAAACTTCCGCGCATCCCCTGGCGAGCCCGAAAGATCCGCGATGTGCCCTGACCCAGCGCGGCGGCGGAGTGATCCCTGGGGGAGCGGATTCCAATTCAAGCACTCCGCGAGTCCCTGCTTGTAAAGCCCCGTGTCCACGCGCCCGCGGAGACGTGGCGAGACCTCCCCAGCCGCGAAGCTCGTCTGGATGGGGAAGACCGTGGGCACCGACTACCTCCGCAGCGACAGCGAGTCCGACCGCAGCCTCTCCGACTTCCCCTGGCTCCCGTCGAGCCCCGCCGCCTCGCGGAGCTTGATCTCCGCGACCTTGAGCATCTTGGTGTGCAGCGTGTCGTCCTTGGTCAGCGGAATGCAGACCTCCGCCGCGAGCCGGGCCGCGAGCGCGAAGCTGAAGCTGGGCGAGAACAGCGCCTCCGCCACCGTGCCGTCGATGCCGTAGATGTAGAGATCCGCCACCTCGCGGTCGGTGTGGATGAAGGCCCCCACCCGCTCCCAGCCGATGCGGAAGGTGCCCTCCCCGTCATCGACCTTGAGCACCCGCAGGCAGTCCGCCGGCACCGCGTAGCGCGCCACCCAGTCGAAGGTGGGGGCCGTCGCGTCCGGGGTGGCCGAGTACTCCGTCTTCGCGAACGTCCAGGCCCGCTCCTCGAGCAGCGCCTGCTTGGTCGGGCCGTAGAACGCCTGGCAGAGGTTGGCCTCCGCCGACCCGTCCGTGAAGGCCACGATGGGCTTCACGCCGAGGTAGCCGAGCGCGAGGTTGGCGATCTCGACGTCCGTCATGGGCTACTCCAGCGGGTCCGTTGGAGGCGCGGTGAGCCGCTCCAGCTCCGCCTCCTCCGCCGCGAGCCGGGCCGCCTTGGCCGCCTCCTTCACCGCCTTGGCCGCCTCCTTCGCCGCCTTGGCCGCGTCGATCTTGGCCTGCGCCGCCGCCGCCAGCTCGTCGGCCTTGGCCTTCTCCTGCACCGCGACCACCTCGTCCTGCTCCGCCTCCTTCCCGGCGCGGTCGAAGACCCAGTCCTTCCAGTTCGCGTCCAGCGCCGCCGGGTCCACCTCGGGCAGGAGGGCCTTGCGGACCTTCTCCCAGGGCACCCCGGCCTTCACCAGCCGCACCAGCGTGAACTTCTCCGAATCGGTGATCGCTTCGCGCATGAAGGCTCCTTGAAGAAAGAGGGCGGCCCGCTCATAACGGGCCGCCCCCGGTCAGCCGTTGGGGAGGGGGGCTCCCCGCGGGCTTAGTTGGTCTCGAGGTAGTGGACCCGGAAGACCTTCTCGTCCTGGATGCGGACGGCGCCGAGGTCCATCGAGCTCTGCACGAGGATGGAGTTCTGCTTCTCGGGGATGCGGTCCACCGTGGTGGTGATGTCGGTGTTGATCTTCAGGCCGATGGCGTCGCGGGTGTAGGCGAGGCCGTACTTCTCGAGCCCGGCCGGGGACGTCAGGCCGTTGAGGCAGATCCAGGTGAAGCCCATCCAGCCCTGGACGATGCCGCCGGCCATGAGGGCCTTGCCGTTGACGTAGTCCACCGAGGTGGCCTTGGCGTCGTTGAGCAGGTTGACGACGAAGTTGGGGCTCACCACGAGGAACTTCTCCTCGTCGGGGTCGATGTCCTTCTCGAGCATCGCCTCGATGATCTCGGTGACGAGCGCGAACGCCGGGGCGTCCGTGGCGCTGCCGAGCTGCTGGCCGGCGGGGAGCGTCAGGCCCGCGGTGCCGAGCGAGTCGGCCGCGGTGCCGAGGGCGGCGGTGTGGATGATCTTGTCGATCTGCCGCCCGAGCAGCATCGCCTGGGCCTTGAGCAGCGCGCTCTGCGGGTCGATGAGCGTGCGGGTGAGGTCGGTCCACTTGAACGCGTTGGCGACGTACTTGGGCGCCGGGGTGGCGACCCGGTTGTTCTGCGTGTGCGCGCCGAGGACCGTGTTCATGGCGTCCCAGGTGGCGCCGTTCGTGAGGTTGCCGCCCACGGTGCCGCCGCCGTCCTTCATGTCGCCGTCCGCCTGCTTCGACATGACCTGGAACTGGTGGTCGGCGCTGTCGGTGCCGCGGATGGTGACGGTGTTGCGAAGCTTGCTCGCCCGCTGCTGGACGAGGTGGATGAGGTTCGCCTCGTAGGTGCGGATGTACGCCTGGGAGATGTCGTTGACGGCCATGTGGGCGCTGCCTTTCTTGGTCCGCACTCAGCGGACGAGAGGTGTACTACCTGTCGCCGCGAGGTATCCCGAAAAGGGGCCCGCTGTCGCTCGGAGCCGGGGCCATCCTGGGTGTCCCGGCTCCGAGCGTGCGAATGGAGCCTAACGCGAGAGCGTCATCTCCGTCAACTTCAGCGCCTCCTCCACCAGCCGGGCGTGGACCGCGGGGTTCTTCTGGGGGTTCCAGTACTCGTCCCGGCCCCGGATCTCCTCCAGGCGGAGCTTCGCCTCGGCCGGGGTGAGCGCCCCGTTCTTGGGGTTGCCCGGCCCGGACAGCTCCTTGGGGTTGGTGCCGAGCGCCTGCGCCACCGCGTGGAGGAACTTGAGCTCGGCCGGCGCCACCTGCCCCAGGGCGATGTTCTTCACCGCCTCCGCCGGGAGCCCGAGCTTCTCCGCCACCGCGGCGGCCATCTGCACCCGCTCCGCGTGAGCCGCGCCCCACTCCGCCTTGAGCGCGTCCGCCGCCTTCTGGGCCTCGGTGCGCTTGGCCGCGCCCTCCTCGGCCGCCGCCTTGGCGAGCGCCGCGAACTGCTTCTTGGTCATGCCCGCGGTCTTGGCGAGCTCCCGCAGCGCGGCGAGGTCCACCGCCTTGGCGGTCTCCTCATCCGCCGCGTAGTCCTCGGGCTTGTCCGGGCGGCCGAGCTGCTTGAACAGCCGGCTCTCCGTCTCCGGGTCGTCGGCCGGCGCGAAGACGAGGTCGGGCGCCACCTTCTGCATCCGCTCGATGAACGCCTTCTTGTCCTCCGGGGAGGCGTCCGGGCCGGGCGGCCGGATGGCCGTGCCGAGGAACTTCACCGCCTCCACGTGGCCCTTCACGAGGTCCACGGGGGTCTTGTACTTCGCCACGTTGGGGTCCGTCTTCAGCTCGTCGGGGAGCTGCTCGATCCAGTTCTCCATCACGCCACCCTCTCGTTGAGTTGCTCGAGGAATGCGATGACGTCGCACGCCCCGAGGTTGAACGCCATCTCCTCCGGGGTCTTCCCGGCGAGGCGCTTGTGGAAGAACTCCTGCTTGACGATCCGCAGGAGCTCCCTGCCGTCCTCGGTGGCGAGCACGCGCTGCACCACCGCGCGCTTCGCCTCCAGCCTCCGCTTCATCTCATCAGGCGTTGCCATTCCCGGCCCCCATCGCAGCGGCCATGTCCTTCATGGCCCCCGCCTCGTTCCGCGCGATCTCCGCCTGCGCCGCCGCCGCCTGGAGCTGCTCGCGCTGGGCGCGCAGCGCCTTGGCCTCGTCCTCCGACCGCAGCACCGAGCCGGGCGTCGAGAGGCGCTCCGCCATCTCGCGCACCAGCATCTGCGGGTTGAAGACGTCGCCCACCTCCGCGAACCCCATCTTCTGGAGCGCCGCGACCCCGGAGGCGAGCCGCTCAAGCGCGGCCACCTCGTCGCTGCGCTGCGCCGCCATGAGCGGGCCGAGGTACTCGATCCGCATCTCCGATTCCGTCACCACCGGGGGTGGCGGGTCGATCTGCCCCTCGCGGTACATGAGCCCGAAGGTGGTCTGGATGACGGGGTCGAGCCAGTCGTTCTGGATGCGGCGGGCCGGGCGCGCGAAGAGCTTGTTCATCAGGTCGTACCTGATCTGCGCCTCCGTCGCGGTCATCGCCGGGCTGTCCTTCATCACGAGGTCGTCCTCGCGGAAGTACCGCCGGATCATGTCCCGCATGTCGTTGAGGATGACCTCGGAGATGTCGAAGCGAGCGGCCGACTCGTAGGGCTTGATGTCGTCCAGCGACCGCACCGTGGTGAGCCCGCCCTTGCCGAGGTCGAGGTCGGAGAGCAGCCCGCGCTCGGTGACGAGCGTGGCCGGGTCCACCGTCTTCTCGGCCGCGTTGGTCATGGCCTCGAGCCAGACGTTGACGAGCTTCACGGTGGGCAGCGCGAGCACGCCTGGCCCGTAGCCCCACGACGAGCCCGGGGTGCGAGCCCACCGGGCCACGAAGGCCGGCATCTCGTAGTACCCGCCCTCATCGCCCAGCGTCTCCTTGGTCTTGCAGAGCACGTAGCGGTACGCCCAGGGCCGCTGGTCGGGCGCGCGGCGCTTCTCCGCGAGGGTCACCGGGCGGGCGCCCTTGCGCGGGAAGATGGCGAGGATGCACTTCAGCCGCTGGTCGTCGCCCTTCTGGTCGTAGTCCTTGACGAGCTGGGGGACCTTGTCCGCGCCGAACTTGGAGATGAGCTGGGAGGCGGTCCACTCCAGCTCACGGAAGAAGCGGTACGGGCGGCCGAGCGCGTCCTCCTCGAACACGAACTCCCGCAGCGCCGGCCCGGAGAACTCCAGCCCGTCCCACTTGTCCGGGTTGGCGAGCTCCTCCACCAAGCAGGCGTTGCCGTAGCCGACGAGGAGGTGGAAGCCCGAGGCCGTCTCCACCCCGAAGTTGGACGCGGTGAGGGCGAGGTACATCCGCCGCACCGCCTCCTCGAGCCACCGCTTGGCGGCCGGCTCCTTCTGGATCTGCCCGTTGCGGAAGGCGGCACGGAACCACTGGAAGGTGTCGCTGACCATCGCGCTGTGGATGAAGCCCGCGAGCCGGTCGGCGCCGATGATGGCGGTGGAGTCCCAGACCTGCTTGGTGCTCCAGTCCTTGCCCGACTCCGTCTGCGTGTTCCCGAAGAACTTGCCGTCCGAGAGCGGGGCGACGTACCGCTCGACCTCCTCCCACACCCCCTCCGCCGGCGTGCGGTTCCCACGGAGGCGCTCCACCCGCTTCACGATCTCGTCGTTGGTCATCGTCTCGCCCTCCGGGCGGTGCTGGTCTTGACCTTGAACGGCTGTGCCACCCGGCGGCGCTCCGTCGAGCCGTCGATGGCCGTCATATCCTCTCCCTCGCCAACCATCAAGTACTGGAGCGCCTCGGCCACGTGGGAGAAGTGGTTCTTGTCAGGCACCTCGCGGAAGCGCGTGGAGCCCGCGGCAGAGATGCGCTTGAAGCAGTACCCGCCGTTCATGGCCTTCCGCAGCGTGCGGCACTTGCTCGAGATGACGAGCGCCGGCCGCCCCATGAGCGTGAGCCGGGTGAGCGCGCGCCCCACCGCCTCGCGCCGCAGGGTGAAGTCGTTGGTGGGGGCCGGGGAGATCGGGATGCCCTGGGCGTTGACGACGTCGAAGGGCGTGCGCTCGTCCACCGAGGACCGCTGCTCCCCGGCAGGGTCACCGTACCCGGCCACCTTGCGGTCGCGGAAGGCGGTGCGGATCAGCCGCGAGGCGTCCTCCGCGAACCGCACCGCGCCGAGATCCGTCGCCACCAGCTCATCCACGACCTGTACCTGGCCGTCCTTGGGGTCGCGCTGCCCGAAGACCATCGCGGGCGTGAGGCCAAAGTCCATGCCCAGAAGGAGCGTGGAGGTCGTGGCGAGGAGGGGGATGGAATCCACGACATGGACATGGTCCTTGAACTCCGGGTAGATCGGCTTCCCGCTCATGGTGGGCCCGTACTGGGCATCCACATGGACCTTCACCCAGATCGGGTCGGAGGCGTTGAGCGCGGCCAGGGTGTCGTAGTACTGCCGCCCGCCTTGCAGGTGGTCCAGGTTCTCCGCCTCAGGCGTGCGGCCACCGGGCTGCTTGAAGAGCCGCGCCTCCGCCGGCCGGTCCTCCTCGAACAGCCGATACCACCAGGAGTCGTCGTCGGGCGGGTTGGTGTCGAGGATGAGGCCCGACCACGTGGGCCCGCCCTGCCGGTGGGACGGGTAGCGCCGCAGGCGCCCGAGCAGGGTCTTGATGACGGAGTACTCGACCTCGCGCGCCTCGTTCACCCACGCGCCCGTGAGCTCCAAGGAGAGGAGCTTCTTCACGTGCTCGGGCCGGTCGAGGGCGCGGAAGAGGAACTCTGCCTCGACGTCGTTGAACCGCACCGTGCAGGTGAACTCCGCCTCCGACCACTCGCAGAGCTGGGGCGGCACCCACTCCTCAAACGTCTTCCGGGTGGTGTCGCGGAGCTCGGGGTAGGTGTTGCGGATGATGGCCCACCGCGTGCGCCGCACCGAGTCGGGGCCCGGTTTCTGCTCCGCGGCCCGGCGGAGCATCTCCATCACACAGCCGGTCGATTTTCCCGAGCCGAACGGCCCCATGATGCCGCGGATGAAGGAGTCGTCGCGCATGAACGCCCCCACGGTGGGGGGCGCGTCGTACCGAATCGTGACTCCTGGGGCGGGAGGTGTCATCTGGTGTCAGGGCTAATCCAGCGGATCGACTGGAGGAGTGACAGATGACACCTGTACTCGATCCGTTGCAGGGGAGGCGATGTTGATTTGAATGGCCACCGCGGGGCCACCGCCCCCAGCCCCGGTGAAGTTGACCTCGGACGCCTTGAGCTTGGGGTAGCGGTAGGGCATCAGCTCCGCCGCAGCCTTGAAGCGCATCTCGGGGTCCGGGGACTCGAGCGCGGTGAACAGGGTGACCACCGGGTCCTTGATCCTCCGGGCCAGGGTATCCCACCGCTCCGCCAGCGGCACGGGCCGCACGGGGACGAGAGTTGTCGGAAACGAGGTGTCATCCGTCATAGGTGTCAGGGTATGCGTGAATCCGCGGGGTTGCAAGTGACGGGTCGTGACGGGGCCTGTTTGTAATCAAGGATTATAACTCGGAATTCCAGAAAAATTATGGGGGGTAGGGGCCCCGACGCGAAGCGGCGGGGCGCTCGAGGG